ATTGGTTATTAGAAGAATACGCCACAACTGAAGATGGAAGATTAATTAGAAATTTAAATTTAATTAGAGATACTCGTCTTTTAGAGGAAATGATAGCATTTGACTTTGATAATAACTTTGACAGTGTATTAGCATTTGCTGAATGTATAATTGGTTTAAAAGAAAAGTATAATCAATTTAGAGATGATGCTGTAAAATCTGTACAACAAGATGATATACTTACATTTTTAAATAGAAACATGATTTATAGAAACAAAAGTTTAAAGTATTAAAATGGCACAATTAAGTGTAATATTTCCTTCGCAAAGAAAAAGTTATAAAGAGAAAAGTAAAGATGATTTTAAATGGGCTAAAGATTGTATAGATGCTGCTGCCCTTAGAATGTATCAGTATAATTCTAATGATAATACAGGTTATCACTCAGATATTGCAAGAAAACTTGTAAATTATAGACTTTATAACAATGATATAGATCAATCAGATTTTGAACGTGAGTGTAATCCTTATGGTATTAAAGCTGAAGAATTTATAGAAAAAATTCAACCTTATAATAAAATACCTAATAAAGTAAATGTTTTATTAGGAGAAGAATTAAAAAGACCATTCAATTTTAAAGTTTATTTAATAAATGATTCGGCAGTAAATGCTTATACAAGAGCTAAAGAACAATTACAAAGGAAATATGTAAATTTTAAGATTAATGAAGAAATAGCTAAAATAAAATCTGAATTAGCACAACAATTTGGCGATCCTCAATCAGAGGAAGAGGCTAATCAAATGATGGAGCAAATTCAACAAGAGATAGATAGTATTATTCCTCCAAACATGATGGAAAAATACATGTCAACTAATTGGAGAGATGGTATAGAAATAATGATGGATCAACTCTTACAATGGTATAATCGCAAACTTCGTATTAGAAATATGAAGAATGATGGTTTTAAACATGCTCTTATTTCAGGAGAAGAACATGGTTGGGTTGGTATTATAAATGGAGAACCTACAGTTAAACTATTAAATCCTGTAAAAGTATTTTATCATAAATCATCTGAAACTCCATTTGTACAAGATGGTTTTTGGGCAGGTTATAGAACTAGAATGACTGCTTCAGATATATTAAGTGAATATGGTGATGATTTAACAGAGGACCAAAAAGAAAAAATAGATTCATATACAGCAGTATCCAGTTTATATGGAATGACTGATGAAATTATATCTAAGGAAATTAATCTTTTAGATTTAAATAAATCATTAGAGTGGAGATTAGGTAAGGGTGCAGGAACAATGATAACTGTTGGTTCTTATGGTCGATCTACATTAAATGATTTAGATGTTATTCATGTAGAATGGAAAAGTTGGCGTAAATTTGGATTTTTAACCAGTTTAAATGATTTAGATGAAAATGGAAATCCAATGATGGATTTAATGGATGAATCATTTAAGTTACCAGAGGATGCAGTAAAAGTTAAGTATACTGATAAATATGGTAAAAATAGAACTAAATATACATGGACAGTAGATGACCAATCTTTCGAGTTAGAATGGGAATGGTTACCAGAAGTATGGGAAGGAACTAGAATAGCTTATGATATATATACTAACATTAGACCTAAACCATATCAAACTAGAAGCTTAAAAGAACCTTATAAAGTAAAATTAGGGTATCATGGATTAGCTTATAATGCTATGAATAGTACTTCTATTAGTTTAGTAGATAGAGGTAAACCTTTTCAATATCTTTATTTTATACTTCTTCATAAAATGAAAGAAGTAATAGCTAAGGATATGCCTCCTTTAACTATGATTGATATGTCTATGATTCCTAAGACATTAACAAATGAACAATGGTTATATTATTATAAACAAGGATTAGGATTTTATGACCCTAATCAGAATAATGAAGGTAATTCAAATAATACATCTGGACAAAAAGGACCAGCATTTGAAGTACAAAGAAGTGCAATGCAGCATGTAAATGCATATGTTGAAATTCTTGCCTGGGTAGATAACCAAATAAATGAGGTTATGGGAATTACCAAACAAAGAGAAGGTCAATCACAGCAATATGAAACAGCTACTAACGCACAACAAAATATAGTTCAATCTAGTAATATTACAGAAATATTATTTCAGGCTCATAATAGTTTATGGGAACAAATTTTAACCAGTTTAATAGAAACAGCTCAACTATGTTATAAAGATGAACCAAAGAAAATTCCAGTAGTTCTTGATGATTTATCAAGATCTATTATAGAATTAAAACCTGATGATTTAAGTGATATTGAACTTGGAGCCTTTATTTCAGATGGTATTAATGATGCTCAAAATCTTGAACAATTAAGACAAATGGCTTTAACTTTTGCCCAAAATGAGCATTCTATGCCTGAGATAATTAATCTATTCCAAGCTACATCTATGGCAGAATTAAAAAGAGATTCTGAAGTATATGAAAAAATGAAACAAAAATTAGCCCAGGCTCAGGAAGAGGCTCAAAGACAACACGAGCAATTAATTAATCAAACTAATATTGAAGCTCAAGATAGACAACATCAATATAGATTAGATGAAATTGATAGAAAAGGTATATGGGATTTAAGAAAAGCTGAATTAACCTCATTAGGAATAGATGAGGGAGGTAATGAGGAAACTATATTAAAACAAGCTGAATTAGGCTTAAAACAAGTAGAAACAGCTAATAAATTAAATATGGAACAACGCAGAATAGCTAATGAAGAAAGAAGTCAACAATTTGAAGAAATTAAACAATCTCAACAACTTCAAGAAAATGAAAAAGATAGACAATTAGCTAAACAAGAAATGCAATCCAAAGAAAAAATTTCTAAAAATAAATCAAAATCTAATAAATAATGACTAAAATTTGTTCTTATTGTCTTTTAGAAAAAGAATTAAATAATTTTTATAAACATCCAGATGGTAAAGATGGGTATAGAACAATATGTAAGAAATGTGATTATAATAGAGTAAAAGAATATAAAAAGAAATATAATTATGATAAAAAATATTTAAAAAGAGACCAATTTCTATTAAGAAAATATAATATAACATCAGAATATTATAATGAATTATTTCTTAAACAAGAAGGTAGATGTTTAATTTGTAATAAACATCAATCGGAATTTAAAAAATCCTTAGCAATAGATCATAATCATGAAAATGGTGAAGTTAGAGGTTTATTATGCGGAAATTGTAATACTGCAATTGGATTATTAAAGGAAAGTATTGATTTACTAGAAAATGCAAAAAACTATTTAGAAAATTACAAATCTAAACCCAAACCAGCAGCAAAGAAGAAGTAATTTGTTAATGGATGTTAAAGAAAGTGCAATTTGTATAACTTAGCTCAAGTGAGAAAAGTTGTAAATTCAAATAAAATTTTATATATTTGCAAACAATGAGTGATAATTTAGATTTATTCGACGATGTCCTAGATATTAAAGATATTTTTAAGGACTCTGAAGCTGATAAAACAGCTAAAGAAAAAACAGACTCAGATAAGGCTAAACCAGAGGTAGATGATTCTAAAAAGAATACTATTGACCCAATGGAAGGTCTTGAGTATGATGATTCAGAAGATAATGATTCTAAATCAGATGAGGATACAGAAAAAATCAAAGATGATGATGATGTAGAACTTTCTGAGGATGAAAAAGAACTTCTGGATAAAGTAACAGCTCTTAAAGAAATGGGAGCTTTGGTTTTACCAGATGATTATGAGGTAGAATCTCTTGAAAAAGCTATAGAAGATTCTGAGCAATTCAGAATGCAAGCAGCTACTTCAACAGTATTTAATCAAATTCCTGATATAGATATACCAGGAATAGGTAATGCAAAGGATCTTTTTGTTTATTTATTTGAACATGGAGGTCAGGATATTGAAAAGTTTAAAACTACATATGGTTCTGAATCATTTGATCCTAAAACTTATGATTTAGCAAAAGAGGAAGATAGACGTAAAGTTCTTGAACTTTATTATACCAAAAAAGGTTTTAATGATACTAAAACTAAAAAACTAGTAGATAAGATTTTTGATGACTTAGAAGATGAAGCTGAAGCTACAGATGCACTAGGTGAATTAACAAAAATAGATGCACAGGAAAAAGCCCATCATTTAAAAGAACTTGAAAATCAAAGAAGACAAAGAGAAGCTCAAGCTCAGGAAGTATATGAATCTATGAATTCTATTCTTCAAAAGAATGATAAAGTTGGAGGGTATCCACTATCAAAGGATGAAAAATCCAGAGTTTTGAATTCTCTTTATTCACAAGTTAATGTAAATGGTCAAACAATGAGTGATTTTGATTACAGACTGGCAGTAGTTACTAGAAATCAAGAATTAACTCTTGCTCTTTCAGCATTTTTGAACACACTTACAGAAACTAAAGATAAAAAAGGTCTATATTTTGATTTATCTAAAATTGAAAGAAAAGAAAAAACTAAAGCAGTAAAGGATTTAAAAGAGATTACCAGTAGAGTGACAGCAGGTAGAAAGAATTTTACCTCATCATCTGATGATAATCCTTCTAAAAAAGGGAATTTTAGTTGGGATAAAGTTATTGATTATTCCGATTTAACATAAATCCCATATTCATAAATAAACAATTATTATTAACAAAAACAAAACAAAAACATGTTATTTAACAACATCAACGCAATTCAAACCAGAAAGTATGATGCAATTGGTGGTAAGTTTTTTGATTCAGACATGCTTGTTCAAGCTTATGATATGGGTAAACCCCATGTGTTTGACAAACTAATGGGTCAACTATTCTCATCAACTGATATGTTCAATGGTAAACCATTGTTAGGTATGACAATGGCAAAGGGCAAAATGGTTGAAATTGATAATGAAATTTATCGCTGGAAACTTATAGGTGCTCAAGAAAAAGCTCTACGTAGCGTAGAAGTTTTAGATGGTATTACATCAAGTTCAACACCTGGTATTAACCAACAAACATTCCGTATTAAATTGGATGAAGGTTGGTATTCTTATCCAGATGTAATTGAAGGTGAACATGATGAATACAAATTGGAAGTACTGGAAGGTCCTTTCCAAGATGGTAATGGTTATATCTATGTAGTTAAACTACAGACAGATAACTATGCTAAATTCTTCCCACCTGAATTACTAGAAGCTGGTAAAGAATTTACTAAAGTGTGGACTTCAGTAGTATCTGAATTTAACCAAGACTTTGGTACTATGCAATTTGGTAGTTCATTTGAACTTGAATGTCAAGTAGGTGCATTTGCAAATGAATTTACTGTAACAGATAAAGCTATTCGTGAAGATAATCGTATGATTGGTCTTCCAGTGCCTTATCGTGATGAAGCTACTGGTAAAGTAAAAGTATCAGATAAGTTTATGCCTGTTGCACAAGCTAAACTAGAAGATCAACTTTACAAGGATATGGAGTATCAAATGTGGAAAGGTGAAAAAACCACCTCAATTGATCCTACAACTGGTAGAATGAAGAAAACTGGTCCAGGTTTGAGACAACAACTACGTGATGGTTGGACTCAATATTACAATGGAGCTTTGACCGAATCAATGCTTTATGATTATCTGGATGCAATCTTCTTCTCTCGTGTATCACAAGGTCAACGTAGAATTACTGCAATGACTGGTTCAATGGGTGCTATTGCATTCCATAACTTACTTGCAACATCTGCAAGCTCATTCTTGACTGTAGATACTAACTTTATTCAACGCATGGGTAAAGATGGTGCTCGTCACTTGAGCTATGGTGCTCAGTTTACACACTATCAAGGTTTGAATGGTATTGAGGTAGATTTAGTAATTAACCCTCTGTATGATTCAGCATTGTTCTGTAAAACTATGCACCCAATCTATACTAACAAACCAATTGATTCATGGCGTATGACTTTCCTTGACTTTGGAGAAAGTGAAGGTGAAGATAATATTCGTATGCTGAGTGTTAAAGATACTCGTAGATACGGTTGGATTGAAGGTACTATAGATTATAAAGGTCGTCCAATTAAAGGTGGTCCTATTACACATAAAGTTGCTGGTTGTGAGTATATCTCTGAAGGTACAGCAGGTATAAATGTAGTGGATGTATCACGTTGTGGTGAACTTATATTGAGTGTAGAAGCTTAATTTTATATTGAAATATAGAGAGGGGATACTCAACCCCTCTCTTTAATAAAAGATAAATAGAGAAAACAATTAACAAATAATGTCATTACAAACAGGTAAAGTATATATATACAAAATACCAAAACCTTCAGCTTCTAAAATTACTGAAATTATAAATGGTAAAACACAAAAAAGGCTGAACCAAACTAAAATTGATGGTAAAATTAAAGAAATTCATCAAGCAGGTCTATCAAGATCTACAAGTAAACTTAAAACA